TGGCTATGATGTCTGGTGCGACCTGGCCGCTCTGAGGCACTGCCTGGGCAAACTGCAGGAGCGTATCAAGACCCTCCTGACGCTGCGTTGCGTAACTTGGCCCCACTGTAACGACTAAATCGTATTTACCAGACGCAAGATCATGTATCTTCACTGGGCCATTCGGACCCTGCGCCACTGAATTGATCGGTTTGAAATCAGGTATTCCATCCTCACCCAAGATCCTCACAACCCTCTCGGTATCGTAAATCTTCGGGATCAGGTCAATAAGGATTCGACCTGCGTAGCTAATAGACCGAGAAAGATTATCAAGCCAAGTAAAAGTTGCAGCATCCCCTTCCCGTTGTCTTGCAATAATAGCGCGACCAGACGTTTCATTGCTGCGATTCCCCATTGAGGCATCGTATATGCCAGTGGTGCTTGTCAGGTCTTCGACTGCCTGTGCACTCTGCTGCAGTTCAGCAGGATTCAAACTGGCAGGCATCTGCCTCTGCGGGGGACCAGGATTCTGGGGATCGGGATTAAACAGCAGATAGGCGCGATTCTCGACGTTTGCGTTATTCCACCAAGTTTCATAACCTGCTATCTGCCTTTGCGTCATCACAAACGGAGACTTTGGAGTCAGTGCGATCTTTTCGGCTATCGCTGATTGCCAATAGTTGTACAGGCGTTGAGGGTCTTTCGCAAACCGTATCAGTGAGTGATAGATCACCCGATTCTCTATGTGCAGTTCAGGTCCGTAAACGGGAACAACAGGGATATACTTCCCTGCCCACTCGGCCTTCTCCAGGATCTCGGCACCCGTGATCAGATACCGCATGATCCGATCATATTTCACTTCTCGGGTCGCTTTGACCTCCAACCCCAGGGCAAGCAACTCCTCTGGATCGACGTTCTCGACCACTTCACCAGAACTCAACTGGTGGATGGTTTTGGTGTCACGCTCTTTGACCCAATACTCAGCTATTCGGACCTGCTTCTGTGAGACATACCACCCGTTATATGCTCTGGTGTCCGACTCCCAATCGATTTTTGCCGCCTTCGGGTATTTCTCCTCGAAAACCTCTTCGTCAATCAATTCAGTGACGAACAACCACCGACCATCACTCTTATCGTACTCCTTTGCGTTGGGGTCGCAATAAACTGAGAAATTATTAGTGATCCGCTTTATCAGAATATCCTGCTCGAACACATCGCTTGAGCTATATTCAGTCAGGATGCGGAAGAAACCGAACCCACTGCTGGCAGACTGCTCGACAGCCGTATCGTATGCTTGATCAGCATTCGATGCCATTTCAATTTGGCGTATCAGACCGTTGTATATCTCGGCAGTCTCGACATCTCCCTGGTCGTCTACTGGATGCACCTTGATGGCAGGCTTATTCTGCCGCGCATCGGACACCAACTGCCGAATGAACCCAGGCAATCGATTAATGGTCAGGCAAGGCTGGTGGTCATTGTCGCGGTTCGTCTGGATCTCATCAGGCCACTGATCGCCGGCAACGAACTCCAAGTCTTCCAGTGCCTCTTCTCGGTTCTCGAACTCATAATCGGCAGAGTCTTTGAACCGCTTTCGGGCATGGGTCAGGAAATCGACATCTTTCTTTTTTCTCATCGCATCCAGCTACCCTGACCTTGGTATGGTCTGCCGTGTTGAATAGGTACAGGTTTCAATTGCGCCTCGTCTAGTCCACTGACTATGAGATACCGTGTGGCATCCATAAGGTGATCCTTATCTTTGACGGGTCTACCCTTTTCGTCCCGCCGATAGATTCGGTACTCTGCCAGCCAGTTCTGCAGGGTCGAGAACACCTTCAGGTTCCCGCCAGAGAGCCGCTGCCAGACTGCATATAGGCCGCTCTCTACCTTGTTCTGAGCAGGCACAAGGTTCAGGCCTAGGTTCTGGTAGTCATGCATCAAATTCTCACCATCTCTCTGCGCTCTGCCCCTTGCAGCAGGATCTATGACTCCTGGTATCCAGTCTCCTCTGGCCTTGATCGCATCTGCATGGACAGACGGCTCTGCCTGACCTCTATAATGCTCACTGTAGAGATATACAGTCGAAGTCTCGTTGTCGATTGCCGCCCAGATCGCTGCAGTCCTGTTCCAGCCGACATCCATGCCGTAGACCCTCGGCCAATGCTCTGGGATCTCCATCGGGTCGCAGATGATCTCACTCTCGGGCACAGGGTAGATTGCGCCTGATCCCAGTTGTGGAATACCCTTGCTCCGCGCATCCCGTTGATACGGTGGAATGGACTCGAATAATTCTGTTTTTTGCTGCTCTGTGAGATGTGGGGCATCGGCCCAAGTAGCCATGATGATGAATTTACTCATCGTTTCTGTTAGACAGTAGATGTAAACCTAAGCCTGCGCCTGCGGCACCTGCTAGGATATTAGTAGATTCCCGTTTAGCATGGTCGAATGTGGCAAACTTAGAGCGAATACTCTTTGGTTCTTTTACTACAGTCGATACATGCGGCGATCCGTAAGATAGCCAATCATTAAAGCGAACTGTTTCATATCCTTCAGAAAACAAATTTTCCATTATTTTATTCTGTGTTTTTCTGTCTGTATCAAAATACAAACTTCCCTCCCTAATTGCTTCTGCAGGAGTCCAATTCGGTTCCTCTAGCTTAATTCTTATTTCTGCCAAATCCTTTTCATCAATTGCGTTATTTACCGCTTTATCTAAAGCTTTTTTTTCTTTCGGGCCAATAGAACCAGTTAAATCAAGAAAATTCCCTTTTTCTATAAAGTATTCACCAGACTCCATAGCATAGGGATTGCTTCCTGTGAATATTGCTTCAGCATCATAATCCCCTGACAGATATGTGCCTCCATATTCTTTTCTAAACTCTTCCCTTATGGGGATTCCTGCTTCTTTGGCTTCAGCCGCTCCTCTACTACCTGCGAAAACCTCATTACTGGCATGTAATTGTATGTCTTCAGTGTCAAACCCCATCTCCCTAGCCCTCTGCATCCTGCTTGCCTCGTCCATAGGCAATGATCTCTTCACCGTCCCCAGTCCCGCCGGCGCAAGCGCATTAATCTGCTCACCATTGCGCTCTAGGATGAACGATTGGTTGATGACTCTTTGCAAATCTGTATATGACTCCATGCTGACAAGGTCACTGAATAAAGATTCTCCTGTCTGTGGGTTCATAATGTCTATATATGCGTCACCACCTGATGCATCAAAAATTGACTTCATCTGCTCCCTTGTCGGCTTTCCCCATATCTCATAGTTATCGGTATCATGCATCCTGATGACACCTGTTTCTCCCATAAAGTCTTCAATACTTTCCTCTATGCCAACTCTCTTGAGCATATTGTTATGAGATGATTCATTCGATTGGATGAATTTGCCAGAGGGTGTGATCAAGTTTACTTGTTGACCACCTTGGTAGTTTCGTTGAGGGAAATCCACCTCACCATATTTATCTGCTAATTGTGCTATCTTTTTCTCTGGCAATACCTTCTTCACCGTCCCCAGTCCCGCCGGCACAAACGGCACCAACCCTGCTCCTGCCAAGAGGGCATTCGGGACCGTCCTCTCCTCGGGATTCTGGTACATCATCTGCATATCACCAGCAAATCCTGCGACATCTCCGATACCTGGGAGGACACCCATCTTCTGCAAGGCATTCTGGCTCTGGTACGCATCGTAAAGAGCGTTACCTGCACCCAACTGCTGACCCCATGCCTTGGGCAGGAACCCAGGATCTCGCATCGCATTGACGATGTCAGGGACTCTCACAGGCGTATTAGCCTGCGGGTAGTGGGTCATACCTGGGTGCATTACTCAGGCACCTCGATGTTGCCCCTTCTTTTCTCTTTTCTTATTCGCACACTCACCGTCTGCGGAGACATGCTGTATGTTTTCGCTATTTCTTTCTGGGTCTGCCCTGCCATGTAATCACGGCATATGAGACTATTTCTAACCTCATACTCTTCTGGACTTAGCTTTTTCCACCGAAAACCTTTATTAGGCATTATTCAGGCACCTTCCCGCCAGGTAAGAACTGCAGCACCATGTCGGTCAATCCCATCAGTGGTGTAAACGTACACATAATCCTGCCATCGGTTGTCATCGTCCTGAGCAGGCATTCTGCGTAGATATCGAGGGGACACTCCTCGTCCAGCCAGATAATGTCCTGCTCGGTGCCCTGGAAAGCCTCTCTGCGCTGATCGTAGGACTTCAGCACCAGCTGGGAGATACCGAACTTCCCTTTGACGTAGACCGACTCGATTGCATCCGCGACACCAGCCTTAGCCGTTGTCCTCTGAATCCGATCGCCAGGAATCAGTCCCTGCCCTTGCTTGCCAGGATCTCCCAGAAGTTTGGCCTGGATGATCTCTCTGACGGTTTTGCCTGTGTCTCCTGCTGCCCAGGCCTTGATTGGTTTTCGGAACTCGTATCCCTTCCACCAGTCTGGGTATTCGCCCAAGAGGTGGAGAACCATCTCGTATCCTCCGACTCCCTCAGACTTCCCGATCCTGTTTGCGGCCAGGAGTAGCCTTTCCCTATGTTCCAATCCTGCCTCGAAGAACGCCATGTGCTTCGGGTAGGCATGTCGCGAGAGCGGTCCTGACTCTGGGTAGTAGGTGTATAACTTCCTGCGCTTGTGCCGCCTGTCCTTCTCATCGAGGAGTTCAAGAACCTCCGCTCTCTCCTGCTTTGGCAAAGTGTGCAGCGAGTCGAGCATCGATTTCGTCATCTGTTGCATCTGATACCCGTGCGTCCATCGTGATAGTTGAGTCCGACTGTTTAAGACTCGGGAGGTATTTGTCTACCAGCCCTTTGTGAATCTCTGCGGCTGCTTTCAATCTGACAATATCTAATGTTTCCAGACCCTTACCTGACTCTGCGTCCAGTTCGCGCAGTTTTTCCGATATTTCAACGAGGTACTGAACATGACCCTGCCCCTCAAGTTGGTCCCTGAGAGCTTCCTGCCTGATGAACCGATTCTGCTGGGCACGGGTCTTTGGCACTACGCCACCTCGTCACTCGGATTGACTCTGAGCCAGCAGACAGCCTCGCATACCTCACCGTTTGCCTTGGTCATTTTGGCTGTCACTGTGTACTCCCTGGTTGCGTCTCCACCAGCTATTTTCGTTCGGGTAATGGTTCCTGAAGTAGATCCATTGGAGAACGTGAGTCCTCCTGGTTCTGCTGACCATGCGACAGACGATATTGACCCTGTTTTGACTTCCGGTTTCCAGTCGATCCCGTAGAACTTCGACTCGTTTTCTGTCTTCGCCGGAAATCGGCGTTTATTAGTTTTCACTAATTAAGCTCAAAGACACCGTTTGCACTGGGAGTGATGGTCAGGGTATTGCCATCGGTCACGGCAAAAACTGAGCTTGAAAGTTTGCTCCAGCAGACCAGTTTCCCTGCGGATTCTCGAAGGACCGCATACATAATCGATGCTACAGATCCTCCAGATGCTGTCCAGATTGCTGCAGTGCCGTCGAAACGCATCTCGGAGGCACTCGCGCCGACAGACCAAGTGGTAGCAGAGAGGGTCTTGCCACCAGTGGTGTACCCGTTACCGTTGTCTACCTCGTTTGTGACAGAGGCGTATGTCGAGAGCGTTGCCGTCGAGGCATTACTCGTTGATTTGTGTAGGGAAAGTTTGAATATATCTGTGTCGAGATCGAGAGTCCCATCTGCCATATATTCCTTGAATTTGTTGTAAAACGCCCAAGCAGCAGCCGCCATTTCAGTTCTCCAGTTGTGTAGTGCCAGTTCTAACGATATGTTGAATAAGTCCGTTGCCGTGGACATTCATCTCCCATCCCTGCCCTATTGCTCCGACCTGCCCGATATAGTCCTTTGCCTGGGAAAACATCCAGGGGGCGCAGGCGAATTCCCTGTCTCCCACTCGGAGATGTACCCGATCCTGTTCTTCATTCTCTGGCTGGTCATAGGCATGGTGGTCTTCGTCCATGTAGCAGGAGTCGAACCCGAACACCTCGAATTTTGAATACCCCAACATGGCAAAGAGCGTGAAGGTGCGGAGCATCACCGTGCTGCCACCCATGACATGCAGGTAATTGCCGAAATAGTATTCATCGAGTATCGGCACCTCAGTCTTGGTACTAATACCGTGCCAGATGTGGACATCGTACCCTTCAAGCGCATCAAACACCTCGGGAGGGCATTGGGAAGCTATGAGGTATTTCGTCTCTTTCTGTGGGTTCTCAACGAATCGTGCGTTGTGATCTCGGGCATCTACTTGGACATGGGCAGTCGGCCTGATCCCATGCTCGAGCAACCATGAGTGGGTGCCGTTCATGCTGACCATTTTTATGCCAGCATCGTAATACTCTCGGATCTCATCGATGTTCAAGGAGGGTCCACCACCGACCAGACCGATCACGGTTTCCTGCGGCTGGTAGGTCTGTACCTGCGGGAGATGACGGGAGATGCTGGATCGGACATTGTCCACCACCAGGTCTTCTGGGCAGTTCAGACTGAATTTAGGAAGTTGCGTAGAAAAGTCCATTATGGATCAAGTCTCTCGCTTCGATGAGGGTCGCATACTCGGAAATTTTGTCTCTCCACCAGGTATAGGGTTTCACGGTCAGGTGCAGGGTTTCCCCAAGTTCCTGGCCGAAATGATCTTCTTGGAAACAGATTTGGAAAAAGACTTTGTCGGCTGAACGGAAAATATTTCCGAGAGTCTCGTCAACATACTCGGGCGGTATATGCTCCATCACATCGGTGCAGTACCCATAGTCCGAATGTCGGACCCAACAGGGACCACCATAGAGAGACATGATCCCCATCTTATCCCCGATCTGCTCTTTGACCTCTGGGTCGAGGCAGTTCTCGGCGATATCGATCATCTGCACCTCATACCCCATATCGTGGAGCATCAGAGCAGCCCTTCCAGTCCCAGTGCCGAAATCCGTAATCGTGGACCCTGCCTTGGGTTTTGCGATCATCAAAAACGGCACTGCCATCTTTTCGCCAGGAGAGTAATTCCGATATGCCTTGTGTTCCCAGGCTTTTTCGTATTTTTCCTTTTCGGCCAGGATCAATTCAGCGTCCTCTTTTCTGCGATTACGTCGATGTCTCTGTCCTCTGCCAGTACAGTGAGGACTCTCGTCCCATGCACGATCAGGTTTGTGATGGCAAACGTGGGCACTTGCCCTGACAGAACCAGATTACCCTGTGGCACAGTAACCTCAACCGGCAGGCTGGTATTTACAGCAGTCGGTGTGGTCGTACTCAGCACCAGATCAGCAACTGGAACGGTCAGTTCCTGGTTATCGGTCCATGCGACTGTCGGTGCAGTTGTACTGAGTACAAGATTCGCAACAGGAACTTCGATCTGCAACGTGATCTCAACCGTTGGTGCGGTCGTTGATAACGTCAGGTCGCTCTGTGCGACAGAGATATCCCAATCCTGTGCAACACTGACCCCAGGTGTTCTGCTCGTCAGGATCAGGTTGCCCTGTGGGACCGTTATCCCTGATCCAACACTCGGTGCGCTACTGGATAGCGTCAGGTCACCCTGCGGCACATCGATATCGATATCCTGCAGTATCGATACTTTCGGCACCCTGGTAGTGAGTTCCAGGTCTGCCTGCGGGATCTCCAACAGCCAGGACTGGTCAGTACCACTGATGACCCTGGCTGGTGCTGTCGTTGTCAGGACTAAATTGCCCTGCGGGATATTTACAACGACATTTCCCGTGATCGACAGTGCCGGCGCGACACTGGACAGGATTAAGTCCCCCTGCGGGACCGTGATAGCGACACCGGAACTCAAGGTTACTGCAGGTGCGATAGACGATAGCGTCAGATCGACCTGCGGGACATCAATGCCGATATGCCCAGACATGGCAATCGTCGGTGCACTGGTCGATAACGCCAAGTCCCCTTGAGGGACACCTATCGTCAGGCCAGACGTTACACCGACTGCCGGTGCAGCCGTTGATAGTGCCAGGTTCCCTTGCGGGATTTCTATCGCTATCGCGGCAGTAAGCCCTACTGCCGGCAGGGTTGCAGTTAGTGCCAGATCCCCCTGCGGGACCGAAATGCTGACATGCCCAGTCAGGGAAACAGTCGGTGCAGCAGTGCTGAGTGTCAGGTCAGACTGCGGTACGGGTATACTGACATCTGCTCCAGCCGCCGCAGATCCGAAAAAAGGAGGCTGGATTCGTCTCATAAAGTTTCAGGCACAAAAAACCCCGCCAGGTGGCAGGGTTATAAAGTCAACTTTGGGATATTAGCTGATCTTAGCTTTTTTTTGTTTCGGGTTCAACCCCCCATCTGGTCGATCCACTTGTGCGACAGGCCGATCATCTTCCGATACCATGACTTGGAAAATCCGTACTCCTCACATTTCTGGGACTCAGTCCCTGGTTCACCGTGTCGAATCCACAGTATTGCCCAAAGTCTCGGGTCAATATCTCTCATCGCCCTGTCGATCATCACCAGCCTGTGTGGGATGTCCACCAGGGGCACAATTGTCGTTGCGGGTTGGTAGGATCTGATTCGGTCGAACGAATAATCTGACGGGAGTCCTGATTGGATGGTGATGAGTTTTTCGTACCATTGCCACCATTCGGCTAGTTGCCTGTCGATTCGCATGATGATCATCGTTTCAAATCCTCCTCGATATCCTCCTCCCAATCCCTACAGAACCCCAAATCACCTGGTGTGGAACCGATTCGACACCAGAACGACCCGTTATCCTTGACTTTGCCTCCCCTCCTCGAACAACCCGCGCACCCCCTGGAGATTGCCAGCCTGCGCCATTCAAGGGTTTCCAAGCACTGTGCCGTGGGATTCTTCATAGCAGCCACCAATTCACGGCTATTGACACTAGTGCCAAGAGGCCGAGAATGCCGGCATAGACCAAGGGTGCATTTTTTACAGTAAAAACTACGGCTAAGAAATTCTCAAACATTACCATGTCCTCCACAAGATCCAGCAGCCCAGCAGGGCAAACCCGATAGCACCGACTATCAAATTCTCAGTCATCTTTTTTCTCGTCGCTCCCAGGTTCGTACTGGAATTGTGGGCATTTATCTCCCATAAACGGGAAACCTGT